AGGGAATATTGAGGCGAAATGCCAGCTTTAAGCTCATCAATAGCAGCGGAGATATTTGTGACGAATTTAGGCAATTTCAAAAGCTCAGGTACCAGACCGACAAGCTCAGAAAATTGTACTTTTTTATCCTCAAGGATTTTGCCGATCTCGCTTATTAGTTCGGCTGAAATGATCACGCAGGTTTTTAATGCAGACATGGTAAATATTTTTTAGGTTAATAGCACAAAAATACATTTTTTAATATATATTTGTCTAAAATTACAAAAGTTTGTGAAAAAATTTCAACAGATACTCAAAAATAGGGGCTATTATTCGGGAGCAATTGACGGAATAGTCGGACCACTTACATTGGCAGGAGCAAAGGCTTGGATTGACGATGAGATGAATACTCGAGGCTGGGTTAAGCCAGTTAACGACTTAGTTTGGGTACGAACAGACCAAAGCTTCGACAATAAGTTTGCAGACTACTGCATCAGGTTCAATAACAGGATAGCTGACATGGTCATGAGCTGCTCAACTACTCCAGGCGATTTTATAATTTTTAATCCTTTGACGGTTGGCGGCATCACTGGCTCAGCTGTTGCCTGCGAGCAGCAAGTAATCGGGAGCCATAAGTTTGTCACGTCGGGCAATTGGAAAAGCCTTTGGTTAAATGCTCCTTACTTTTTTCAGTCTGGAGCTATTGAGATTTATAGAGATGCCAACAAAGACAGAAAGCTCGATAAGACGGTAAAAACAAAGGGTTATTATGGAATAAACTTCCATAGGGGCGGAGTCGGGTCTTTTGTCGATAACTGGTCAGCTGGTTGTATGGTAGTGCCAGATGCACGTTGGTTCGAAGCAATAAAGATTTTTTCCGCAAATCAATTGATAAATTTTACCCTAATAGAATTATGAAAATAGAATTGATTAAGTCGCAAAATATAGCACTCGCAAAGCTGGAAACAAACAAGGGGCAAATAGAGGGACTTCCAAAAAATCCACGTTTAATAAAGGACGCAAAGTTCGAAAAGTTAAAAAAAAGTATTGAGGATAATCCCGAAATGCTTGGAATGAGGGAAGTCTTAGTTTATCCGCACGGCTCAAAGTTTGTTATTATTGGCGGCAATATGCGCTTTCAGGCATGCAAGGAACTCGGATTTACTGAGGTGCCCTGCAAGGTACTTGATAAAGATACGACAGCGGAGCAGCTGCGAGCTATTACAATAAAAGATAATGTAGGTTTTGGGGAGCACGACTGGGAACTTTTGGCGAATGAGTGGGACAGCGTTGAGTTAGATGAGTGGGGGCTGGATGTGCCCACATATTTAACGGATAGTGACATTGATTTGGATCAATTTTTTGAGGAATCAAATCAGGAGGAGAAAGAGCAAGTTTTTAAAATTGTACTCGAATATACAGAGGAGGATTATAATTCAGTGCTTGAGGCTTTGAAAAAACATTCAGGCAGTAAAGAAAATATAATTGCAAATTTATTAGGAATATGATTGTTTATTTAGCAGGAGAAGCATACGGCGAGAAAGTTTTTCAGCATTATAAATATGATTTTAACCGATTAGATTCATTTTATTACGTTGGCAAAAATATAAACTTTACTGATAAGATAAAATATTACAATCGTTATATTTTAGATAGTGGTGCCTTTACGTTTATTATGAGCAAAAAAAAAATCAATATTGACATCGACTATTTTACAGACCAATACATCGAGTTCGTAAACAATCACAATATTAATCTTTTTTTTGAGATGGATGTTGATGCAGTGTACGGCTATAATAAAGTAAAAAAATTACGAGCAAAAATCGAAAACAAAACTTTCAAACAAACGATTCCTGTATTCCATAAAAATAGAGGATTTGATGATTGGGTAGCAATGTGCAAAGATTATGATTATATTGCCATCGGTATAGCTGGAAAAGATGTGGCGTGGGGCGACTATAAAATGTTTAATAAATTCGTTTTATCAGCAAAAGAACATAATACAAAAGTACACGGTCTTGGAATTACGGGAATGGAAAGTTTAAAACGCATTCCCTTTCACTCAGTGGACTCAAGTGCGTGGACTGCAGGAAATAGATATAAAACAATTTTTAAATTTGATGGTGATTTTATCAAAAGCGTCAAAGTAGATTTATCAAAAAAGCGTATTTCAAATCACCTTGGTTTGGCAATGCATAATTTTGGTGAATGGTTAAAATTTAGTAAATCAATGGAAAATAAAATAATAATATGAAAAAGTGTTTAGTAATTTGTTCGGGTGGATTAGACTCTACTACTATGTCATTAATTAAAAGGGAAGAGGGTAATGTTGTAGATTTAATCACTTTTGATTATGGACAAAAGGCATCTAACGAAATTAAGCAAAGTAAAAAGTTAGCAGAAAAAATTTATGCTAAACATATAATAATTGACATCAGCAGTTTAAAATTTATATTTGGTGATAAAAATCAATTAACCAATGATAATATCGAAGTAGAAAATACTTTTAAAGGCTCTGTCGTTGTTCCATTACGAAATTCAGTATTCGTTAATTTAGCATATATTTACGCTATGACACATCAGTATGATGAGGTTATTCTTGGTAGCCATTTGGATGATTTAACATTAGATGAAAATAATGAATATATGTTCCCAGATTGTTCTCCACAATTTTTTACAGCAATGAATCAAGCTTATGAAAAAGGAAAGCGCAAAGAAGACCATAAAACTGAGATTATTTCTGCCAGTATGTTAAATTTTTATAAAAAAAATCTTATACAAAAAGCATATGAAATTAATAAGTATATATTATTCGAAAGTTGGTCTTGTTATTTAAATGAAGAGGTTCAATGTGGAATTTGTGATAGTTGTAAAAATAGGAAGAATTCATTTATACAAGCTGATATACAAGATGAAACAATTTACAAAAATTAAGAATAATGATAATAGAAAAAAAATATCACTTTTATGCTGCTCACAGAAATAAAGCAGCAGGCGAAAAATGCGGACGTATTCACGGTCATACATACGATGTTAAATGTTTTTTTAAATTTGATTTTATAGGCGAAGGAGGTGTCACTTGTTTATTTTCTGATATAGACAAACTTGTCGAACCTATAATAAAAGAGCATTGTCATTGGTTTCTACTCAGCCAAGAAGATCAACTTTGCGCCATATTAGAACTGGCTGGAGAGCCTTTCTTATCTTTGCCTTTTGAAACATCAGCAGAAAATATGTCAATATGGCTTTTTACTCGAATAAGGAACGAAACAAAATTGCCTATTTTTAGAATTGAATTAGGTGAAACAAAATCAAGCACAGTAATTTATGAGCCTTAAAATTTCAGAAATATTTTACTCTTTACAGGGCGAGGGAGCGAGAGCAGGCACTCCGACAATCTTTATCAGATTACAAGGTTGCAAAGCGAAATTTGCATGTGCTGCAATGGGTATTAAATGCGACACAGAGTTTGAATCTGGCAAAGAGTATTCACTTGATCAGTTGTATAATTTTATAAAAGATATGCCAAGCTGGGAAATAACTTGGACAGGTGGGGAACCGACAGACCAACTTACGGATGAAATTATAAGCTATTTCGCACAAAAAGGGTACTATCAGGCGATTGAAACGTCTGGTCTTAATCCAGTATGTAATGGATTAGATTTTGTTTGTATAAGCCCGAAAGTTGCTGAGCATATAATTAAAAAGAATTTTCCAAACGGATGCGACGAGCTCAGATATGTAAGGCACAAAGGGCAAGATATACCTCAACCAGCAATTGAAGCAAAACATTATTGGATAAGTCCGCACTCGGACGGTTTTACAATAAATGCAGAAAATTTAAAACATTGCATAAGCCTTTGTTTACAAAATCCAAAATGGAAATTATCAGTGCAAAATCATAAATTATGGAATATACTATAAATACTGCTGAATGGCATTTTCAACAAATTTTGGAGCAGCTTGGAGAGGATATATCTCGGGAGGGCTTAATCGAAACTCCCAAAAGATATGTAAAATTTATGCGAGAATTTCTGGAGCCGAAAGATTTTAATTTTACAACTTTTGATGCAGAGGGAACTGACGAAATGATATTGCAAACAAATATACCTTTTTACTCTTTATGCGAGCACCATACAGCGCCATTTTTTGGAGTTGCTAATATTGCTTACATACCATATAAGAAAATAGTTGGACTATCAAAACTGGCTCGAACTGTTGACTTATATGCAAACAGATTTCAAAATCAGGAACGAATAACAACACAAATAGCAGAACGATTACAAAAGGAATTAAATCCAGTCGGAGTTGCTGTAAGCTTAAAAGCTCAACATCTTTGTATGTGTATGCGAGGAGTAAAAAAGCACGACACGTGGACAGTTACGAGCAAAATGCTTGGAGCTTTTAAAGAAGATGACAAAGCTCGAAACGAGTTTCTAAATTTAATTAAATAATTATGCCAATACCCACGCCAACACCAGCCGAAGACGTCGACAAATTTATCAACCGCTGTATGTCAGACGAAAATATGAATACCGACTATCCAGACCAGAAACAACGGTATGCAGTTTGTCTTGTCACATACGAAAAGCAAGCGCAAAAGAAAATTTTAGCTCAGGAAACTTTCACGGACTATCCGCAGGCAGCTACAACAAACGCAAAGAGGGCGCTAAAGTGGAGAGATGAAACTGGGAACCCTCGAGGATGCGGCACTCCAGTCGGTTGGGCACGAGCTAATCAGTTAGCAAATAGAGAGCCAATAAGCTTCGACACTATCAAAAGAATGGCAGCGTTTCAAAGGTTCAGGAGGTTTGCTGGGAAGAGTTATGAGGAAGGTTGCGGAACGATAATGTGGGACGCTTGGGGCGGAACTGAGGGCGTCGATTATGCGATAAGAAAAGTTAAAGAAATAGAGGGATGACACGGAACGATAGGACAAGGCTCCGCAGGGAGTACGAATATTTACGAGGCTGCAGCGAGATGCTCAGCTGGTTTGTTTTGAGCAACCCGTCGGACGATCTAATCGAGGATAAGCTCGACAAAATTCAGGGGCGGATGGAAGCACTCACGACCATGCTCAAAAAATTAGAAAGCCAAAACTAACAGGGTAAAATCAGGGAAATGAAAGGAGTACCACCAGAACACACAAAGTTTAAAAAAGGTCAGTCAGGCAACCCGAAAGGACGTCCGCCAATTCGTGACATTAAAGTCGTGCTTCAGGACCTGCTCAGTCAGGAAAAGAACGGCACGCAGTTAATTGACGGTCTTATGTCGGTAGTGGTCAATAAGGCGCTAAAAGGCGATTTAAAGGCAGTCGACATGCTTTTGAGTTATACCTTTGGCAAAGCAACACAACGCACTGAGATAACTGGCTCAGAGGGCGAGAAAATAGACTTTACAATCAATGTAGTGCAGGGAAAAGAGAATTTACCTTATAAGCCAGACTAATGAACACAACAGCTATTTTTTTATGGAATAGAACTCCAGAAAAGTATGCAAAGGTAGATCGAAAGAAAAAAGTTATTTGCATCAATCAGGGGGGCACGGCAGCGGGAAAAACATACGCAATTATGCAGGTGCTTTTTTGCTTAGCTATTGAAAATGCTGGCTGGGTTATTACGGTAGTCGGGCAGGACTATCCAAATCTTGCAAAGGGAAGTATAAGAGATAGCGAAAAAATCGCAGCGGAGACACCTTTCATTTTAGCGAGCTTAGACGGTGGGTTTAATAGGACTTCAAAGTGCTACAAATTCAAGAACGGCTCTATATTAGAGTTCACGAGTTATCAAACTGCTCAGGACGCAAAAAACGGAAAGCGACAGGTCTTATTTGTGAATGAAGCAAACGGTGTACATTACGACATATTTAACGAGCTTAACCTCAGGACTGACAAAAGGGTATTTATTGACTACAATCCGAATAGTGAGTTCTGGGTACATGAAAAGCTAATCGGAAATGAAAATGTCGCTTATTTTATCTCTAACTTCATGCACAATAATTTTGTAAGCGATACTATAGTCGAAGGCATTTTGAAGCTAAAAGAAAAAGATCCGATGCTCTGGAGGGTTTACGGACTCGGGCAGACTGGAAAAATTGAGGGTACTGTTTTTGATTATCGAATAGTAGAAGAGATGCCTTACAATTTAGATAAAAGAGCTTTTGGTCTGGATTTTGGTTTTACGAATGATCCGACAACTTTAGTCGAATGCGGCATATCGGACGGTGAGATTTACGGCAGGGAGGTTATTTATCAAACTGGTTTAACAAATAGAGATATAAACGCTTTATTTATTGATCACGGCATAAGAAAAAGCGAGCCAATATTTGCGGACTCTGCGGACCCGAAAAGCATCTACGAGCTGAAAATGTACGGATGGAATATTATGCCAGCGGAAAAAGGTCCCGACTCGATACCATACTCAATAAATTTATTAAAGCAATACGGAAAAATCAATTTAACAAGGGGCAGCCAAAACTGGATTAAGGAAGCACAAAATTACAAATGGAAGGAAGCAAGAGACGGAAAAAAACTACCTTTACCAGTGGATGCGTTTAACCACGCGTGGGACGCTTGCAGATACTGGGCGCTCGGAATGCTTAAAAAAGGACAGACAAAGGGATTATTAGCGTACGGATAAATAAAAATTATGATCAACAAAGTAACTTTAGTCGGGCGATTAGGCTCAGACACCGAAACAAAGGAAGCCAAAAACGGAAAGCCCTTCACAAAATTAAACATAGCCACAACGTCGGGCTATTATGACAATAATAAAAAGTGGGTAGAGCAGACATACTGGCATGCTGTCTTAGCGTGGTGGAAGCTCGATGCTAAAAAGGGCGAAACGGTTTTTGTAGAGGGCGAAATAAATTATACTGAGGACAAAAAAACAATCATTAAGGCAAATATGGTCAAGGTCTTGACCGGTGCCAAAGCAAACACTCAAAGCAGTAACGAGGCAGAGGATAAGCTGCCATTTTAATAACTCCAAAATTCAATATTATGACAAATGAAGAACTCCAGATCGGAGCGCAATGGATGGCGATCTTAAACGCTTACAGCCACGACTTTACTACAAAGGCGCTTTTTAATCAAACGGCTAACTACCTTAAACACAATCACGGTCAAAAGGTAAGGGATACTAAATTCAAACGAGAGGTTAAGCCCACAACGGTACTAAATGAAAATGTAAAACAAAAGCCCAAAACTATCGGACTAATGGAGGCAGCGAAGAAAAGGGAAGAGCAGGAAGAGCCGACAAACTTACTGGCAATTGACGAAACCGACGGAGATTTGTTACCAAAAAAAGGACGCAAAAAAAATGTATAATATTAGCATTTCAACTGGCGGCTCATTTACCTTCCCCTCCGAACTTGCGGATATAACCCTAAAGCAGTATATTGATTTTGCTACCTTTGTCGAGCCTACAATGCCAGTGGAATTTAGACGTATCGAAGAGGCATCAATTGCGAGGAATAGCGCAGAAACGGAGCAGGAAAAGGAAAAGGCTTGGAAGGAATTCGACGAGGCGGTCCACGCTTGCGACGACGTTGTCATGTACAGAAAAGTTTATCCTTACTTTGCTCGGGTTGTTGCTCACTTTGCTGTCGGCATATCGGAGGAGGTTATACTCGGGGGCGGTAAGCATGGCGAGGGCATGAACGTCGGGCAATTGGAGTACCTTTACTCAACTATCATTCGAATAATGAACAATTACGAGGAGCCAGAGTACACAAATGTAATTTTAGTTAATGATGAGCTTTGGTATTTGCCAATGCGATACATGGAAAAAAGCACGCTTATTGAGTATGCAGAGGCATCGCAGTTCGAAGCTAACCTAAAAGACTTGGATAAGGGGAACTTTGGCGCTCTGGCTAAAATTATGTGTGTTTTGGTCCGCAAAGAGGGCGAGATGTACAGCGACAAACTACTCAAGCGTGAAGAGATGTTTTTAAATTGGAATCTTGAAAATTGTCTGAAGGTTGCTTTTTTTTTGCTGAAACGAAGCGAAATATCGCAGCAAAATTTTCTAATTTATACGGCAGCGCAGGATTTGATGAACGCAAAGCAGGCATCGAAAAATTAAATGCCAGTTTCGGCTGGTACCTGACATTAAAAGCAATTGCAGAGAGCGGAATATTTAACCAGCCAACGCTCACGCCCCTTCAGTCGGCAGAGCAAGCGGATTTATACGAGGCTTTCACATATTTAGCAGCTTGCAAAGCAGAGGCGGACTATCAAAAAAGATTATCAGAAGTTCACAGCAAAAAATCGTAAAAATGAGAGTAAATCCAAAAGTTCTATTGAATAGTATTATTTTAATTAGTTGTATCTTTGGAACGCTGGCGCTAATTATTGCGATTTTTGCAGGTGGAGATATAGTGAAGGCGATTAGCGCAATTTTACTCTTTATGCTGGGTTGGACTGGCGCAAAATTTCACAATTCATTATGAATTTAGTTCAAATATCAAATCTTTTCAACGTTGTTTGCATCGGGATAAACCAACAAACTCCTAATAGAATAGGTTTTTATCATTACGGTTGGTACTCCGACATCAATGCCAATATTTCGAACAACTGGACTGGCGACAATGCACTCGGGCGGTTATATCCTGCGGTGCAATTTATGTACCCGACAGCTACAATCGAGGTAAAAGAAAAATCAGTTAAGGGCTCGCTCCGCTGCAGGATGGTTGTGAGCCGTCCGCAATATTACGAGAACGATGGCAGCTATATAAACCAAAGTATAATTGAGGCTCAGGCAGAAATGGAAGCGCTTGCGATAAATATTATATCAGAGTTTAACAGGATAGCGAGGTTGCCAGTTAACGGAATGAGCGCAGGGATACAAAACCCGATTACAATCGACTATTTGAGTGACGCTCACAATGAAAATTTAGTATTGGTAGACTTGGCTTTTAATCTTTGGTACGTTTGGGATTGTCCGACAGACGTTGTAAATGTTGCGGGACTTCCTGCTCCTTATGACGATTTACCTTTGCTAACGATTGACTATGAAAATGCGCAATTTCAAGCTCCAGTTAATACAACTCCTCCGACAATAAGTGGAAGTAATATTGTTGGCGCTCTTTTAAAAGTAACTGATAATGGGGTATGGTCTGGCACTATTCCAATAATATACAGTTATCAATGGAAACGAAACGGTATTGACATTGCAGGCGAAACTACGAGCGAGTATACGACTCAACTAATTGACTCAGGCGAAACAATAACCTGCGAGGTAACAGCTACTAACATAGTAGGTACAGCAAGCCAAATTAGTAATTCTAAAACGATATTATGACAGATACACAAGACATATATCAAAGGCTCGGGGAGCAGGTCGGCGAGGTCGTAAAAAAAGCGGTCAAGCAGGCGTTTATTATGCAGGGGCGGACACTAACTGGCGCTCTGGTCAATTCAATTGATTACAGCGTAAATGCGACGGTAACAAGTGCCTTTATCGAGTTTACTTTACTTGACTATGGTATGATTTTAAACTATGGAGTGCCAGCCAATCGCATTCCATTCAGTCCAGGCTCAGGGGCGAAAAGTTCGAAATATATTGACGGCTTAAAGATGTATGCAAAACTCAGGTTTAATGCAAATGATAAGGAAGCGGAGCGGATTGCTTTTGCCATTGCACATAAGCACAAAAAGTTCGGGATGCCTTTGGATAAAAAGACTGGAGCAGTTGAGGAAGGTATTAAGGAAAGTTCGGACGAGGTTGAGGAGCTTATATCGGAGGCGCTTACAAAGGTTATAAACGTCATGTTTTTGAGCAGCTTTGCAGAGGTAAAAAAGAAAAATTCAGATTCATTAAAAATAAAATATATAGATATATGACACTCGAACAGGCAACACAATTAAAAGACGATCTCAATGAGCAGCTTTCAACGGCTGGCAATACAAATTTGACATACTCTGTTTATACATTTTGGAATAATGCAGCTGAGAAGCTTTACAATGTAATACTTTACCCTATTGTCTATAAAACAAAATACGAGGCGGCAAACACGAGCGGACAATTTTCTGTGGTCAGGGTTTCAATTAAAACTCAAAGTGCAGGGGCTCAGACAGAAGAGGGATTTATAAATAATTTTAATGCTAATGTGGCTAACGATCCAGAAGCAAACGACCTATTAAATAAATAAATATGGCACTTGTAACAGCTCCGCTCTTTACGCTCAATTCGCAGTATAGACCGAATGTTTTTGTTATGTCGATGACAAGCTCCGATCCACTTGTTTTGGCTCAGGCTTCAATAGTGGTCGACGGTGTTGGAGTTACCTCAATGCAGAAAGCGCCAGCCTATAATATCGGGACGACTTATTATTTTGTGTTTGACGTGGCAAAGGTATTGCAGACATACAGCGCTCCGAAAGGACAGCAAAAAACAACGGTCTTTCTAAATACTTTAAATGCAGCTTATGAGGTTGCAAGCGCTGACATTCATACGAGGGTCGGCATTATAGTTTCGTACTATTACAATGATCCGATAACTGGATTATTGACACAATTTGTAACAACTGACACGGTGAGCACTGGTTACCCTGCAATAGCAGGAACACGCCAAACGAGGAACTGGAATAATATGAGTATGAATGATTATATCATTGACAATCCAACGGTTGGGGGCGTTTATGATCGCTATTTCTTAACAAATCAAAGAAGTGTTTATCCAACTGCAACGACAAAAACAACCAACCCAATCCCTATTTGCAGCGGTGAAAATTTGACAATGTCATACGTCCCGAGCAGCACTACAAATGCGCTCAGGGTTATTGTTTATGATGCCAATCAAAACGTTGTCGGCACGGCTGGCTTTATTCAAATAACACCAGGCTCGACGCTCACACCGAGAACAATCGGAGCAGGCATCCAACAGCTGCAAGCTACTACAATGACACCGAGCAATCCAATGACAGGAATCCCAACGGGATATTATTACTCGATACAAGCTGGAAATTTGACGCTACCTTCGACTTTTGTATTGCACGGAGTTAAATATATGTACAAAGTGGTTGAGTGCTGTAACGAGAGGACGGTCCGCCTTCACTGGCTTAATAGATTAGGGGGATCAGACGCTTACACCTTCACGAGCAAAAAGAAAGTTGAGGAAAGAACAAAGAGCGAGACTGCACAAAAGCCGCTTAGCTGGGCGACAAGTGCACCACCTGCGACAAGTTACGACAAAGGAATGTTTAAAATATTTCAGGAAGTGACAAAGGAGTACGAGGTCGAAAGCTCTTTTTATAGCGAGGCGGAGGGCGCTTGGATAGCTGAGCTTTTAAGTTCTCCAGAGGTTTACATGGAGACGAGCGACGGACTTATAGCAGTTGTAATTCAAGACAGCAAAATAACACTAAGCGAAAACGACGAACTTTTAAACGTAGTTATCCAATTTGTTGAGGCTAATTATATAAGCGTACAATCTAACTAAATGGCGGAGATTAAAATCATAATTGACGGTCAGGTCGCTGAGTTGCCTCCAAACGGTTTGAATTTGCCATTAACATATAGCCTGAGAAGTCGGGAAGGACTGGCAATTAACTCGGGCAGTCGCTCAGAGTATGCTTTCGAGCTGCCAGCTACAAAGCACAATGATAATATTTTTAATCAATTTTATGATCCTGCGACATACACAATTTTAGAGCAGGCTTTTTTATCTGCGAGTATTGAAGTGGATGGTCTGCCCTTTTTTATCGGGCGCTGTCAATTGCAGTCGGTTACTCTCAGGCAGGACCAATATTTCTGGCAGGGGCGCTCTTATAAAGTTGCTTTTTACGGAAATAATGCAGACTGGAGTACACGAATAGGCGATTTGCTTATAAAGGATTTACCCTTTACTACTCACACTTATTCCTATCTTGATAACCTAACTCACTGGTATAATAGCTACCCAACAGACGATTTTAAATACTTACCTTTAAAGCTCAAAGATTATACGACATTAGGACAGCTTGATGCTTTGGAGGACTCGCACCCTGCTATCTTTGTAGTTGATGTTTTAAATAAGGTATTCAACTCGATAGGGTATACAATGATCTCATTTTTCTTTAGCTCAGCTTTTGCGGAACGTCTTATTATGCCAGTGCCTATATTAAGCAGGTATTTAATGGGGCTTTATGGCGAAGATTATTTGAATATAGCAGTAAACGAAACTATAAACGACCCGAACGGAAATTATTTTCCAGTTGTTTTTACTAATCAGACACTAACCCCTCCGAACCCTCCAAACCCTTACAATGTGGCTGGGTTTTATTCAGGCTTTTATCTGGCTCCCGTAACGGGTTATTTTGTGGTAAGGTTTAGAATTCAAGTATTTTCGACCGTTGGGACATGGGGCATGGACGGAGGCATTATAAAGAATGGAACTTTTGGAGTTTATCTTGGTGCGACCTATTTTAATATTAGTGCTTTATCGACTGGAAATTTTGATTTGTCAATTGAAAGTCAGGTTATAAATTTAACTGCAGGGGAATATATAGGGCTGGAGCTTTCAGCGGCTTGCACAGACCCGAGCACCTATTTTGTTATAAATATGGATATAATCGGAGAAGCTGAAGTAGTTGACGGTTTCAATGTCGATTTAAAATATTTTATAGACCCTTCACTCAAAGCTATTGATTTAATTAGAGGGCTCGCTCATGCTTTCAATTTAGTATTCGAAACAAACGAGGGCAGCAGGACGGTTTATATTGAACCAGCGGACGATTTTATACTTGAAAGTAGACCAGCATCATTACAGCTCGAAGATGGATTTTATACAGCACAAAAGGGCTTGGATTATACTCCATTTGTAGATTTAAGCAAGGGCGGTGAATTGGTAAGCGACACTAAACAACTAAGCCAGCTCCGATTAAAATGGAAGGACGACAGCAATGACCCAACAGTCGAAGCGCTTAACCTGAATGCTAATTTAGGAATATTAGAGGCTCGCTTTCAATTCCCGACTAATAGGTTTAAAGTTGGTGAGAGTGTAATTGATAATCCTTTTTTTGCTCCGACTTTAGTAGTAGCTGACAATGAAATAAAATTTGTAGATAGTTTAAAGACTCCTATGATTCCGATTGTCTGGGCTACAAACTTTTTGGAGACTGGCACTGGTACAGAAGTTGTTTCTCAAATGCTGCCTCGCTTATTAGTGTCCGATCCAGTTTCAACTGGTGACGAAAACGGAACTATAAATGTTTTTGACGGTACCTCAGTTGTTGACTACAAAACACCGCTTAACTACATGGTCGATTACAATGATACAACAGGCTTTCAGACCTCTCTCAGCTTTGGCGATGTAACAGTAAACGGTCTGGCGGTGGCAGGGTTGCTTAAAAGATTTTATCTTTCGGAAATGGTCAGGAGGAGCGGAGGGAAGTATCTCGAATTGTTTATCCTTTGGGACGTGCTTAAGATTCAAAATTTGACCTTTAGAGACAAAATCTTCATAAATAACAATACTTATATCCTGCAGGAAATAAATACCTTTGACGTGGCGAAAAATCAAAGTACAAAGACCTATTTTGTTTTAGATAATAAGGAAGTCGGGGCTGATGGAAGCATAAGAAGTACAATTTTAGAAGCAAAAATAAACACGGTATAAAATGTCAAACACTATAGTCGGTTTTACAATAAATATAGACGGTATTCAGTCAATAAACCAATTGAATGCCGAAATTAAGCAGACTCAGGCGGCAATGAATGCGCTCGACCTTAGTACGGAAGAGGGGAATAAGGCGTTTCAGGAGCTGAGCCAGACTTTGGGCAAAATGACAGCGACACAAAAAGCGCTAAAAAAGGCTCAGGACGATGTAAATAAGTCGTTTTTACCAGAAAAAGCGGTCGGAGCTTATGATCAACTGTCGGCAAAGCTCAACAAACTACGAAAAGAGTTTAAAAATGCTGCTCTGGATGGCTCGAAAACGACTGAGGAGCTTGATGCGATGCAAAAAGAGATTCAACAGCTTGACAAAACGCTTAAAAATGTAGACGGTCAGGTCGGGCAATTTCAGCGCAACGTCGGTAATTATCCGAAAACTTTTGCAAAGGTCACACGATCATTACTACAGACTATTCCTGGATTTGAGGCTTTTAATTCGACACTAAGAAACGGAGAAGGGCAGCTCACTGGCTTTGGTAAGGCTCTTATCGGTGGTTTTGTAGCGTTTCAGGCTGCAAAGTTGATCGGGCAGGCAATGAAAAGGCTTGACGAATTTATAAGCAAAATAAACGAAACCAGAGAAACAGTTGCGGAGTTTTCGGGCGCTTATGGTACCGACCTCGACAAGCTCACAGCAAGCACAACGGCACTGGCTGACACTTTCGACACGGATGCAAAGACAATCAGTAAGGCGGCAGAGGCATTGAGTAAGCAGCTCGGCATCGGTTTTGAGGATGCGCTATTGAGATTAGAAGGGGCACTGGTTGAAGGGCAGGGCAATGCGGACGACTACTTAAATAATATTGCGGAATTTCCTGCAGCTTTTAAGGCTGCCAGCGGTGGAGTTACTGAATTTTCGGAGCGAAATAGAAGTTTGCTAAATACAAATAAAGAACTCGCAGCGAGTCAAGTTGAGGTCGCTCAAAAATTGCAGGGCGTAAACGATACGTTTAAAACAGCTGGGAAGGCAGTCGAAACAGGTTTGTTCTTGGTACTGGCAAAGCTGATTGAAATCTTTAGACCAGTAGGGGATGCTTTCACGAGATTAGGACAAGCTTTTGCTCCACTATTAAAATTGTTTAAGCTTGGTGGTGAAGAAACGTCAACTTTCACAAAAGTAATCGAAGTATTTTTATTTCCTATTAAAGTTTTGGCTGACCAGTTAGTACTTATTGCGGAAGGGATAGCTTGGATGATTAGGGGTTTTGTTGATTTTATTAACCAGTCACCTTTTTTACAATCAATATTCGAGGCAATAGGCAACGGCATTGCACAGGTTTATGAAGGAATGACAAATTTGCCTGCAGTCTTTGCTGGTGTTGTTGCGGCATTAAAACAGCTCGGCACTAACTTTGTAAACTTTTTCCAGTCTTTGTATCTTGATGCTCAGATATTCGGAAAGCAGGTACAGCAAGTTTTTGGTGCCGATGTACAGGGAGCTATTGACGATTTAAGGAGACGCAGGGCGGAAGCAAATAAAGATCAGGGTACACTTAACGACGCATTCAATAAAGCATACGAGGAAAGTAAAAAGAAGTCGGACGCAAAGAGGGAAGCCGATGCAAAAGCAGCAGCCAAAAAGATTGTAAAAGTTGATCGGGATGCAAACAGCGCAGCTATAAAAAATGCTCAGGATGCCGCTAAAAAGTTAGCTGAAGACCGTGCAAAGTTTCAGGAAGACGAAGTTAAGCAAGCCAGACAACGTGCCGCATTATTAGCGGATCTCAGCGCTAAGGCAATTGAGGAACGCATCAAAAATATTAAAGACGGTTTCGAGCGGGAAGTTGCAGAGATTAACAATAATTTCGACAAACAAAAAGCAGACCTTAAAAAGCAGTATGACGATTTAGTTATCGCAGCGCAGGAAAGGGAAGCGGAGTTGATTAAGACCTTCGGTAAAAATTCGGCTGAAGTTTTAAAGGTACAAAAGGAAAATGCTATCCTATTGCAAGCGGTAGCTCAGGCTCAGGCAACTATCTTAATACAATATGAGCAACAAAAAACAGATGCCCTTAAAAAGGTTAATGAAGAGCAAAGGATGTCGGAAGTGCAAAAAGCTAAAGAGCAGGTCGAAAAGCTCAAAGAGTTACGAGATATGGCACTTAGTTCCGAACTTGAATATATCGAGCAGCAAGGCGAATTAAGAGAGCTTAAAAACCAAGAGACGCTCAACAAGTTATTAGCTCAGGAAACGGACGCAAAAAAGAAAGAGCAGCTGATAAAACTGGCAGCGGAGCAGGAGACAATCAACAAGATTGCCAATATTAGAAACCAGATCCAAGCCCTTAATGATGCGGAGGCTCAGCTATTAGACGAAAACGGAAAATTAAAGGTTGGAATTACTCAGGCAGAATATGACGAAATTTTATTAGCACGTCAAAAGTTATTTACTGATTTATCAGAGGAGGAAAAAAAGCAGACTGAGGACGTAAAGAAAAATGCAGATGAGCAGGCAAAAATTAAGCAAGACCAATTCGAGCAGGTCCTCGAATATTTTAACGAAGGGATTGGGTTAATCGGGGAAGCTTTTGCCGTTGCAAATGAAAGGCAGCAAGCCGCATTCGATGCTGACATTGAAAGGAGCCAGCTAAGACAAGAGAGGTTACAGGAGGAGCTCGACAATAGCTTTGGACTTAGACGTCGATACTATGAGCAGCAACTCGCTGCAGAGGTTGCTAATCAGGCAGCAATAGAAAAGGCAAGGGAGGAAGCCGCAAAAAGAGCAGCTAAAAAAGAAAAAGCAATTGCTATAATTCAGTCTATTATTAACACGGCTTTAGCAGTTACAAGAGCCTTTGCAACTACTGGAATAGCTGGGGCGATTGCGGTCGGTATTGCTGGCGCTGCCCAGACTGCTATCATTGCAGCTCAGCCACTCGCTCGGGGCGGAGTCGTTGGTAAGGGCGACGAGATTGTCCAATTTGCCGACGGTGGCAAAGTTACGAGCAGGGGCAATATAAAGCCACTCAGTAATGGAGATAATGTACTGGCAACGCTTAAAACTGGCGAGGTCGTACTTAATCAAGATCAACAAAGGCGGATAGGTTATTCAACTTTAAAGGCGGCACGGATACCAAACTTTGCGCTCGGGGGAGTGGTGGGCGCTCCTTCTGCATTCCTGCAAGATAGCCTCAATAGAGCAGGTGAAGAGCAAAACAGATTTAAAGTTATGCAAGACCTTGTTTTAGAAACTCAGGGGCGTATTGATCGTCTGCAGGTTGTTTATACAGCCAGCACTGATGACGACGTCGAAAAGGGAAGGAGCGAAAGAAAAGAAATAAGAGCGACAGCATCATTTTAAAAATTATCCTTATGTATATTAGAGAAATACCAGCGGAGCACCTGCCAGAGGTTCGAGAAATTATGGAGCGCAATAAAACATCAATCCTTATACCATACCCAGACCTCGAAAGAATGTTTTATTTTTACTATCGGTTTATTAAGGTATTTCAGAGGGGAGAAAATGTCGAAAAGCGGATGAAAAAAGATTTAAGCTGCCCAGCCTGCAAAGGTAAGGTTATTATGTATTTTCGAAATTTAGAGCTATGATTATAAACCTGACGAGGGATAGGCAGAAAAATTCGAGGCGCTTATTTTGTCATTTATTAGCTGCAGAACTGGAGGAAAAGCTGGGCGAAATTCCTAACCTGCAGGCGATCATCTTTTATTTGCTTAAGTACAATATTGTAAGGCAATCAGTAATCAATCGCTATGTAGTTATTAAGGTTTATCCAGAATATTTGGAGCGGTACGGCAAAAAAGCTATTGCAGTAACGGAACTCACAAAGGTTTTGCCACTGGAAGAAACAGCAATTTATCATATTTTGGGCAATCATGCAGCCTATTTTCTGCCTAATAAGTTTGATTTTTAAAAAAAAGTGTTAAAATTTAGCTTTGGATGAAAAATATTTTTGAAAAAGCTTTTTTATTAAAGAATTAAAATCTATCTTTGTATTACAATACAACGAAAGGGAATTATTAACACACAAAAAACTTCAAATTATGACAACAATCACAAACAGATTTGGCGAACAGCAAACAGATTGGACCAGCCACAAGCACCCAGACAATCCTAACTTTATGCAGGTAGTTAGGTTTATGCACATTAAATATCCTGATGGCAGGAATAATCTTTATTGGAGATTGGTTAATTCATCTTCAAATGATAATCACATGATAGCCAATATTACATTAGCCGAAGCGCAAGTAAAGTTTGTTGATGTGGAAGAAAAAGAATTGACCGATGCAGATTTTGAAAAATGGTTATCTGAACAATAAGTGCAAAAGATATTACTGATTAACCTCATCAAGGTTTTCGGTCAGCCTACAAAACCGAACTTTCAAAACTTAAAAACCTTATTACTATGAACTTTTATGATTTGCCAATTTTTGAAGGCAAAAACAGCACAAACATTGTTAGAAATGTAAGCTCAACCCAATTAACAGAATATGTTTCTGAAGCATATGCAAAGCGTATCATTAAAGCACAGCGAGACGGACAATTATGGGGGCTATACCTTACAAAGACAGGAAGATTAAGAGCTTCAATTTTGCCATAACTTAAAAACCTTACTATGTTTGCCTTCGCAGAAATCACACACCACTCGCTCGAGACTGGCTACAGCAACCAATTACTTTTTGTTAAGGTTGTGGAGCTGACACACGAAAAAAGCCTCAACAAACGTGCTATTATTGAGTATACTTTTAAAGGAGAAAATTTGCGGCACTTTATATCCCGTGCCAGTCTCATCGCTCCAAATATTGTACATAGCGAAGTTTTATTTTATCATTATGCATCTGGCTTGGAGTATTGCGTCGAAGTTAGAGCGGACTTTTTTAAGCATCCAGACGAAAACTTTGTCAATATGACAACTAAGCATTTTATAACTGAGCTTAAAGTCAACGGTCACAAAAAACAAGACGCTGCAGAAGCGGCTCACTACATGAATGCAGATCAGCACGAACTCGAAAGAAAAATATTAGCGAAGTTGGTCGAGTATGTCGATGAGCTTCCTTTCTAAACACTTTTTATCATTTTTTAAAACCTTATTTTTATGAAAACTTTATTTTTTATTCTGGCGCTTTCAGTTAGCGCAATGGCTCAACATCAAGACACGATTTACTGCATCCAGATTATGAGCACAAAGACACCGCAATATATCAGAGCCGAGCAGCTCGCTATGTGTACCCTCGACAAAGCTATGGTTGAGCAGGTCGGGGATTATTATCGGATTATGTTTGTTTACGAGACTGAAATGGAAGCGGACTACATGATCGCAACTTGGCAGAGGGCGCACAAAGACGCTTTTATTTGCAGACGTACCAAAGAGCAGTTTGCTACTTTTTACCCTCTTATAACAAAGGATTGAGAGATATAATCACGGTAATAGTTTTGGCGATCTTGGTATGGCAATTATTACGCTGCGAGTTTAAGCAGGAATACAAGGCACCCGAGCAACCTTTTAATGGCTCAGACACTTTAAAAATCTTTTTTGTTGACGATTCCATCACGGAAATAAAACCTTTGAAATGACAGCAGCCCTCTGCTTAGCGCTGAGCATGGAACGAAGATAATACTACTAAGTATTGCAAATCGTATGTTGCCACTGTTAGCGTTCAGGGGATAATTCAAAAACGCATTAACAATACTTGGTTTTGGTAGTTCCAGAAAGGCAAGCCGCTGAACAAAAACTTATCTGACAGCTGGAAAGACAGCATTTTAAAACTTTAAGACATAACCATGACAGAACTAACAGTCGAACAGGCAAACAAAATGCCTTTTATAGGTTGGGTTAAACATTTTAAACCCGACTGGACAGATGAGCAATGTGAGTTCTATTTATGGGAATACACTTGCTTTCCATTTGGTTTTAAAGACGTAATAAAACAACTCAATGAGCAACTTAAAGACTAAATACATTATCCTATTTATTGCCGCTGTAATTATCGAAATAGCAAGTACGTTTTATATTAGTGCTGTTTCGGATAGGCAGCTTTTGCCGATGGTCTGGTGGGCATTTATAGGACCTTTCTTAGGCTTGCCCTTCCTTGCCTATCAGATCGAAGCAAAGAACAACTGGCAGCGCTTTAAATTAGCTTTGTGTTATGGCTCTGGCTATGCCTTAGGAGCGGCATTGGTAAATATTTTTTTATAATCTAAATCCTTATTTTTATGAAAACTACAATCTTGATAATTACAGCCTTTTTGTTTAGCTCTGCAACCTTCCCAGCGCTAAAAAAGCAACCAGCAAAAAATCACATTGAGCAATACATCAATAAGTATTTAAGGACTGCAAAGAAGGAAGCGGAGCTGTTTAATATACCAGTAAGTATAACGCTGGCTCAGGGTATAATTGAGAGCAACTGCGGACGATCAAGTCTGGCCAGAAAGCACAATAACCACTTCGGAGTTAAATGGCACAAAGGCAGAAAGGAAAAGTTTGCGGTTTATCAAGATGACACTCCGAAAGATAGGTTCGTTGTTTATCGCTCATCGTGGTGGTCATATCGGGACCACTCCAGATTATTAACATCAAGGCACTACAGGCACCTGACAAAGCTCAAAAGAACTGATTATAAAAGATGGGCGCGAGGTTTAAAAAAGTGCGGATATGCAACTCATCCAAAATATGCCGAAATACTTATTAGTGTTATTGAAAAATATGAGCTTTGGCGCTATGATCTAAAATAAAGATTTATATTTGTGTGTGTGTTATAATTACTTTGGTTTTTTAGTTTAGCCGTTACTCTGCAGGGGGTAGCGGTTTTTTTATATTTTATCGTTTTTTTTTGAGTAAATACATCTTTATTTTTGTTCAAAATCTATAAAACGATGTTTGAATTAAATATTTTCGGCACGATCGGAAGCAAAGACACCGAAACGAAAGACACGGTAAAAAAGGCTTTGAATGAAGCTGGCGGTCAGGACGTGCTAATCAATATATCGAGCTCAGGCGGTTCTATTATCGAGGGTATGGCAATTTCTGAAATGATCGCTTTATATTCAGGTAAAACCACAACGAGAGGCATCGGGATTGTTGCCAGCGCTGCGACAATTATCTTGATGGCAGGCAAAAAAAAGGAGATGACTAAAAACTCTTTTTTTATGATGCACAATAGCTGGGGCGGAGTTGAAGGGAACGTGTTTGAACTTGAAAAGACTATCGAGCTTTTGAGAATGTTTGACGAGCAAATGGCTGCAATTTATACGGCTCAGCTCGAAAGCAAAGGAAAGCTAATCGGAGGCAGCAAAGAAAAGACTCTGGAGGAAGTTAAAAAAATGATGTCGGCAGAAACATGGCTCACGGCAGATGAGGCGCTCGAGATGGGTTTTATTGACATGATAGTCGAAGAGAAAAAAGAGGAAAACTCTATATATGAAGAAGCTTATGCAATGATTAGAGCAGAGGCAAAATTTAAAAACATTCCAAATAAAATCAAAAACAGTATGCAAGTTGAAAAAAAGACTTTTCTCCAGCAACTCGCTGCAATGTTTGGATTTAAGGCAGAAATAACTGAGCAGGAAGTCGAGACGGCTCCCGTTGTTGAGGACAAAGCCGAAGAGCCAGCCATTGAGGCAAAAGAGGAAGTTAAGACCGACGACAAAGCCGAATTGGAGGCAAAAATCGAAGCTCTGGACAGACAGCTCGAGGAAAAACAACTCAAACTCGAAGCTTTGGAGGCTGAAATTCAGGCGAAAATTAGCTATAAAAGCGACGTAAAAGCGGAAAAAACTGCGGAAATCGGTTTCACTCAGGAGCAGATAGTGCAGGCTTCAAAATTTATTAACTCACTTATCAAAAACTAACATAAAATGTCATTTAATAAAGAAAACTTTTTTGTTGAGGGTAACTCTGAGGAGTTTTTCTTCAGCCGAACTAATCCACTCGCAAACGCTGCCAATGCTGAGATACTAAAAATTGAGGATTGTGGCGGTTGCTGCGATATTCAGCTTGATTTAGATATGTCAACAACTGCAGGGACAACTACAATCGAGTTTAACACTCCGACCGACGACTACGACACAAAATACGTAAAAGTTCAAATCACAGACGGACAAGGCAATTTTGTTACTGCAGTTGGCACTGGTGTTGTTGACGAGCTTACACTTGACGTTACAGGTCTTAACGGCTCAGACTGGTCAGTTATTATCGAGATCTCAATTGGTGAACTTGATATACTCGGCTGCGATTGTGTAAAGAAATTCAGCTTTGCATATAACGGCGGAGATTTGTCAATCGATACTGAAGCTATTGGAATTGGTATTCTAAGAGGTTCGGCTACTGAGGGCGGAACGTATAACTTAACGACTATTCCTGCAGGAGCTTTTCCCGATGGCGGAACAGATGAAGACTTTGACTTTTACGTTCGAAACATTGGAGCAAATGCTTTGAGAGTGGAATCAATTTCTATAACTGGCGACGTTTTATCAGCTGCTTTTGATACTACTTTTATTGGTAGTGGTACATTATTCCCAAGTGATATTCGTAAAATAGCAACGACTTTAGATTCATCTGGAGCTGTTGGCAGTTATTCGGGTACGGTAGTTTTTAACTACACGGATGGCACTACTCAGGTAATTACAATTACTTATACTTTAGCGTAATAAATATTATTTCAAAAAATCAAAATTTTAAATATATGGCAACTTTTGAAGCTGGACAGTTCAGAATCGGACTTGTAGGCACTCAAGCGCAGGAAATGCTTTTCAAACCAGTATTTTTTGACGCTGAAATCGAAGATATTTTCGAGACAATGGTACTCGTTAACAATAAGCAGCAAATCGGGTATGTAGGCGTTATGGAGGATATTATGCAGCTGTCTGGCGGTTGCGGTTGGACTCCAAAAGGTGCGCTCGGCTTGTTTGAAAGATGTATCGAAGTAGACGAAATCAAAGTTAATCTTGAGCTTTGTTACGACGAATTTCTCGGCACTGTTTATAAGCAAAAACTTAAGGCAGGGACTCAGAGCAGCAACTTGGAAGGCACTATATTTATGCAGATTTTAATGACCCGCATGGTGCAGGCTCTCCGCAAACAGATGTTAAAAGTTGCTTTTTTTGGAAACAAGGCAAGCGTGGACGATGCTGTAAATATTACAGACGGTATGTGGTCTGTTTATATTCCACAATTGGTTGCTAACAACTTGGTTCCTTATATCAATTCAAACTCAGGCACTCCGCTTGGCGCTGGTGACGGTATTGATTTATTGACTGCAGTTTGGGAAAATAGCACAAACGTATTGTCAGCAGTTCCTGAGGCTCAAAAAGTTTTCTTAGTTTCGGCTAATGTTTACCGTCAATACCTGCAGGATTTGCAAAATAATGGTGTAAGCTCTGCGGCTCACTTGACATTGTTAACTAATGGCGCTCAGCGTTTGACGTTCAATGGTATTGAGGTTAAACCAATGTACGATTGGCAGCAATACGCTGATGCCTATTTGAATGTTCAGGACGCTAACTTTGTGCTATACACAGAGCGTACTAACTTTGTTTTAGGTACTGATATTGCTAATCCGATCAATCAGGCTATGGCTTGGCACGATATGGAAGAAGAAAAATTGAAAGTGAAATCACGTTTTTACCTTGGTTTCAACTACAAGCATTCAGACCTGATCACGGTTGCATACTAATTTTTTAACCTAAATAAAAATATAACTATGAGCTGTTTAACAACAGGTTTAACAATAGATTGCGCAAACGCCTGCGCTGGTGGTTTAGCTAAGTTTTGGGTGGCTTCGAAAGAAGATGTATCCGCTTTGAATATCACGGCTGGCGAAATTGACACAATCACAATGGTAGGAGCGACAAAATTTTATGAGTTTGAACCTTACCAAGAAACTGCAAACTTCACCGAGACTGGCGAAAGAGTAAACTGTAATACGGTTATTACTCAAACTTTAGTTGCTATTTTTCCATGCCACGCTTTGGCAACGAGAGAGGCAATTAAGGAGCTGCAAGATTGTTGCTGCGGTTTTATCGTAATCCATGAGGAGAACAACGGTACTCGCTGGATGTGGGGCGCTCCAGACGCTTTGACAACTTTGGGAATTGCTTACCCTGCTCAGCTGACAAACTTCGAAACAGTTACAGGAACAGCTATTAACGACCAGAACCAATCGACTATTACTTTAACGTCAAGAGGTACTGTCCAAGCAATTCCAGTTGCTTCAACTGTTACTATTCCAGTCTAATTTTTGGATTTTGGGGAATTCATACGGAGGGGGAGGGTTTTTATCCTTCCCCTTTTTTAAATTAAAAATCTGTTTTTATGTTTAAAGTAAAAGAAAAATTTATCGATTGTACGGTTTATAATACGAATTTTACCGTACATTTGTCTAAGGCAAGTCAGGAGCAGCTCGAGCACTTATATCACATAGGTTTCAAGGGCGTTGAATTGGTAGGAAAAAAGCCAAAAAATAAGGCTGTAGACAACTTTAAAGCAGAATCGACAGACAATAATAATGAGTAGAAGAAAAGCCGTTATATCGGGCGAAAATAAGCCAAAACAAGACGTCTATGCGTGGGGCTCTCTCAATTCGGGAGTGCATCCCTTCAAAGTAGACGATATTTTCAGAGAACCGTCAAAAGAAATTTTAGATCGGACGGTCTGGGAATATGTACCCTTTAGCACTTATGATCTTTGCAGGCTCGACCGATTGCAGGCTATTTGCAATAATAGCCCGACAACGGCTGGCATAATTCAACAAAAAGTAAATTATTTCGGTGGCGATGGCTTTTATACGGTTTCTGCGGCTACAATGTCAATGCTTGCGAGCTTAAAAACAGCAAAATCAGAGGCGGCTGAAATAACGGAAGAGCAGATCCAAAGTTTAAATGATTGGTTAACTTTATTGACTCCAGAGGGGTTAAATGTCGAGGAGCTTACAGCTAAAATTTGCAAAGATTTTGCGAGCTTTGGCAATGCCTTTATCGAAGTTCAGCGGATAAAAGTAGGTCAGACAAAAAAGTATTATTTGCGCTGTTTGCCGATTAACTGGTGCCGACCTCGAAAGGCTGCAAAGGATAGCATTTATCCTACTCATATAGGTGTCTCAGACGAATTCGAGGAGGCGTGGGAGATCACTCCGCAAAATGTAACTGACCTGCCTATCTTTCCAGCTTTTGAAAAAATCGGAGGGGTTGAAAAGTCAATAGTTCACTTAAAAAATTATGAGCCGACTTTGGTTTATTGGGGCATCCCTGACTGGGTGAGCGCAAAGATATGGGCAGAGCTTGAATATAGGATACCAAAATTTAATCAAAGCAAGTTCGAAAATGGTTTCACTCCTTCGGCTATTATTTCGCTGTTTGGCTCAGCCAATCAAGAGGAAGCTCAACAAGTAGTTCGAGCAATGAAGGAATGTTTTACTGGCACTGGGAATAATAGCAAAATGTTTATTCAGGCTTTGAGAGATCCGACTTATAAAAGCGACGTTCAAGTTTTGAATAGCAGCAATGAGGGCGAATTTTTGAACTTACAAAATATGGCTCAGACTAATATCATTGCAGCACATAGATGGTCGGTGTCGCTCACGGGACTTCGAACAGCTGGAAGCTTAGGAACAAATCAACAAATCCGCTCTGAGTTCGACATTGTTTATAATACGGTCATTCGTCCGATGCAAAGATTGTACCTTACAAAGTTCCTTAATCCAGTTATCCAAGACGCGGGCAAATGGCTCGGCTTTGACTGGTCCAATATTGCGCTCGATATAGCGAAGCCAATGCCAGTGAGTTTTGCTGGGGATATTCCGATCAAAGATATTTTGACCGTTGACGAGATGAGAGCTGAGTTAGGGTTTCAACAAATAGAACAAGAGCAAAATAATACAGAAAATGCAGACACTAATTAAGCCAGCTGAGGTAGTCAATACGGGAATTTATCGACCTGCTCCAGTTACGGCTCGTTTCGATGTTAATCAAATAAGCCCTCACATTAAGGATAGTGAAGAAAGGTTTATACAGCCACTTCTGGGGCTTGCCTTATACAATGATATGATCGCTCAACAAAATCCCTTAGAGAGCAATTATAACCCAGCTGTCGGGGCAATAGTTAATAAGTTTATTGCGCCTGCTCCTGCAGTATATGAAACGCTTTGGACTGACTTTTTGCTGAGATATACTGCTTATGCTGTTTACTATGAAGTATTGCCTTATTTGACTATTCAAGTAAGTAGTAAAGGTATTTATCAAAATGACAGTGAGTTCGCTCAAAATGCAGGTGTATCTGGCGTGCGCTTTCTGCAAGACAATATGATGCAAAGGATTGACAATTTAAAGCCACTGATTGAAAACTTCCTTTGCGCTAATAAAACGCTTTTGCCTTTATTTGACGCTAAAAATTGCCCTTGCGAGGACGATTGTGGGCACTGCCATACAAACTGTGGATGCGGATATTTTAATATGACTGGCAAGCACTGCCATACCTGCGAAACGAAAAAAAATACTTCAACTAATATAATATTCTACTCATGAACATAGTAAAACAATCGACTGGGAACGTCGTATTAACGGATGCCGCTGGCAATATCCAAAAGGTTTTTGTTAATGTCAATGCCTTAGACGTAAAAGGGACGGACGAAGTAATCGTTAAATTTGGCTTTAATCAATGGCACTCTTTATTTGCCAGCCAGATTGCTAACACTCAGGTCGAGCCAGCTTCTGCAGTTGCTTTTTCTGGCAATGCTTATGATTTGGTCGCTTTACTTTCAAGCTCTTTTTTTTTTGAGTTAAATGGGGGCGGTGGATCTCAGGATTTAGCGGACGTCCTCGACATTGGCAATACAAGCGGTCCTAATCCAATTATTTTCGATGCTGGTTATGGAATAATATTCGACAACAATTCCAGATTGCAAGAGGGCACAATCGATGCAGGCTTAGGTGGGTTAAAAGGTATCGCAGAAATATGCGGACTCGT